AACGGTGTCACTCACTTCGCTATGATACATGATAGCTTTGGATGTCACGCCGCTGATGTTGAGATGCTAGGTGCTTGTCTAAGAGAAACCTTCATAGAACTTTATGTAGAGAACGACCCACTACAGAAATTTAAAGATGAAGGGGAGCTGTTAATCAATAGAGAACTACCAGACCTACCACCCAAAGGAGACTTCGATGTTACTCAAGTTCGTAACTCGGAATTCTTCTTTGCATAATTCTAACCATTAACGATTAGGTTGCACTATAGCATTCTCACGAAACCGAAAGGAACTTATGGATACTGAGACACTCATAATGATGGCTGAATACTATAAGCGAAATGCAATGCCCTTGCCTGTAGATGTACAGGCGAGGCTTCACGCTAAAGGTATTTCAACTACAGAATATCAACATAACTAAAGGAACAATAAGTATGACGAACTTTGTCACACCTAAAGGCATCGCAGTATGGCCTAAGTTAAATGCACCAGACTATAAGTTTAATGTCGATGGTGAATATAAAACAACACTGAAAATTGAGGCATCAAAAAGCCAAGACCTAATCAAACAACTTGAAGGTTTACGGGATGCCCATCGGGATAAAGAGGCTAAGACAAATCCCAAAATTGCTAAGTATAATCTAGCCCCTGTGTATGAACAAGAAGAAGATGATCAAGGTAATCTAACTGGCTTCAACCTGTTTAAGTTTAAGCAGAAGGCTAAGATCAATACACGTCGAGGCGAGATGGAGATGAAGGTTGCTCTATATGATAGTAACAAGACACCCACAGATGCTACGGTAACTGGTGGTTCTACTATTAAGGTAGCGGCAAGCGCGTATACATATGCAATGCCTTCGACCAGACTTGTCGGTGTGTCGTTGCGACCATCAGCTATTCAAATTATTCACCTTGCTCAAGGTGTTAATGGTGTTGAAGCTTTATCTATGTTTGATAAAGAAGATGGCTTCGTTGCTGACAACTTTGATAACAAATCGGAGGCGGTAGCAGTTAACGATGACGCAGACTTCTAAGCGAAAGCTTGGTGGTGTACGAAATTCAACTGTTAGACAGAACGCAATAAAGAATGGTTGGCGGTCAGGGTTAGAAGAAACCCTCGCCGCTGACTTACGTTCTAAGGGTATCGATTATCAGTATGAAGAGAACGTACTGAAGTATGAAGTACCCTCAAGAATGGCACGATACACACCAGACTTTTATATTAAAACTAAATCTGGGAAGACAATCATAGTTGAGAGTAAAGGGCAGTTCAAAGTTGCCAATAGACAATCAATGATACTGGTAAAAAATCAACATCCAGATATCGACCTTCGCTTTGTATTCTCCAATAGCAAACAACGTATTTCTAAAACCAGCAAAACAACCTACGCCATGTGGTGTGAGAAGCATGGCTTCTTATACGCAGACCGTACCGTACCACAGGAGTGGCTCAATGAATAAAGAAGATGTCACACATATTATTGTACACTGTGCTTACACTCCAAGAACTATGGACATTGGTGTTAAAGATATTGACCGCTGGCATAGAGCTAAAGGATGGCTCGGCTGTGGTTATCATCTTGTCATCAGACGCGATGGCACTGTTGAATATGGTAGACCACTATCACGCACAGGCGCACACGTTCGCTCAATGAATAAGAAATCTATAGGCATCTGTTTGATTGGCGGTATGAACGCTGACAAGACAGGGCCACAGATAAATTATACTGATGAACAATATGCATCGTTAAAGAAAACTATCGATGAACTAAAATGGGAACACTTCCCTGATGCTAAAGTTAAAGGCCATACAGATTTCGATAAGGGTAAGACCTGTCCAAACTTTGACGCTGAACTTTGGTACAGTACAGGTGAGGTAGTACCCACCATTTAATTAAGTTGCACTATAGCATTTTAATATTTTCCTCCCAACTGGCCTCACGCTTTTCGCGTGGGGTCTTTTTTATCTGGAGACACAATGTCACTCACAACAATATCAATATCAATTGCAATGCTACTCTACTTTCTAGGCGGTGTCCTACTGACACGGCAAGTAAGTATGGAGCTGGAAGAAGACCAAGACCTAGCTACACATAGCTGGTTGTTTATCTTTTTCTTGTGGCCTGTCGAGGCCGCACTCGATGTCTGGTTCACCATCTTAGATGCGCTAGGCAAACCCAGAAATCCTGACAACTAGGAGACTACTATGAATAAGACTACGCAGATTAAAGAACACTTAAATAAGTACGGCACGATCTCACCTTTAGAAGCTATGTCAAACTATAGCGTCTGGCGATTAGCCGCAGAGATACACAGGCTACGTGAGCGTGGCATGGATATCACAACCTTAATGAAACGCGCACCGAATGGAGCGAAATATGCAGAGTACCAGCTCGAACAATAGTTCATTACTTTACCATACGTCATGTGAATGTGGCAGTAGCGATGCCCGTGCAATTTATAGTGACGGTGGAAGCTGGTGCTTTTCTTGCCAAAAATTTTTTAAGGAAGATGCTAAGATGGAAACAGAATTCGTACAATCAAAACCAACGTTCGGTCTTATTCCTACAGGTCAAGCAGGTTCACTTGCTAAACGTAAGCTGACTGAAGAAACCTGTAAGAAGTATAGCTATACTATTAGCGAATACAAAGGCCAACCTGTGCAGGTTGCAAACTATAAGAAGGACGGTGTTGTCGTAGCTCAGAAGATACGATTTGCTGATAAGTCTTTTAAATTCTTAGGTGATGCAAAGAGCGCAGGGTTGTACGGAGAGCATCTTTTTAAAAGTGGAGGTGCTATGTTGTGTTTGACCGAGGGTGAGCTGGACACGCTTTCACTTTCCCAAGCACAAGGCAATCGTTTTCCTGTATGTAGTTTACCGTCAGGAGCTGGCAACGCAGTCAAAGCTGTACAGAATTCTTTAGATTTTGTTGAGTCATTTGACCGTGTTGTTCTCATGTTCGACAACGATGAACACGGTAGGAAAGCAAGCCTAGATGTAGCTAAGTTATTGTCACCATCTAAGGCACACATTGCTACGTTACCTGAGAAAGACGCTAGTGATATGCTAGTGAAAGGCAAGACTAAACAGATGCTAGAAGCTATGTGGGAAGCTAAACCCTACAGACCTGATGGCATCGTAGCTGGTGTGGATATGTGGGAATTAGTTTCTACACCAGACAATACCCAATCCGTACCCTACCCGTTCGATGGTCTCAATGAAAAGACTAGAGGTCTAAGACGTGGTGAACTTGTAACTATTACTGCAGGTTCTGGAGTTGGGAAGTCACAGGTATGCAGAGAAATTGCGTACCATTTAATTAACCAAGGAGAGACACTAGGTTATATCGCATTGGAAGAAAACTGTAAGCATACAGCAATCTCTCTAATGGGTCTGGCTATAGATGTACCTCTTCATTTAACTCAAGAAGGAATATCAAATGATACTCTTAAAACTGCTTTCGATACTACCGTTGGCAATGGTCGTGTTTTCCTCTACGATTCTTTCGGCTCTATGTCTACGGATAAGCTCATGGAGCAGGTCAGATACCTTGCGAAATCTTGTGGCACTAGCTGGATTATCATCGATCATCTCAGCATTATTGTTTCAGGTATTGATGATGGTGATGAGCGGAAGGCTATCGATGTTATAATGACTAAGCTACGTTCTCTTGTAGAAGAGACGGGCATCGGTCTTATATTAGTCAGTCACTTACGCAGACCTGCAGGTGAACAAGGTTGGGAGAACGGTAAAGAAGTTACCCTTAATTCCTTACGTGGTTCAGCGGCAATCGCACAGTTAAGCGATATGGTTATCTCAGTAGAGAGAGACCAACAAGGTGACAACCCAAACACTACTACAGTGAGAGTTCTCAAGAACCGCTACAGCGGAGAGACAGGCATAGGTTGTTATCTAAACTACCAGAAAACTACTGGTCGAATGATTGAAACACAGAACCCAGACAACGCCCCCGACTTTGGGGACGATGATGATTTTTAATTTTAGCTAGTCGAGAGGGACAGCATCATGAAACGTATTATGTTTGACATCGAAA